TAGAGTTTACATTCTCAGATGACTATGACTTTGATATAGATGGACAGCCTACATTCATACCATTGAATAATGATCTACTAGACTATGCTGCAGGATGGCAGATGAATCTATCAGTAGTAATTAAGTCATGGACAAATTGTCAAATTCCTGAACAAAATGCTTAATTAATATAATATAGTTATGCCGTATAATATAAAGTATCCAATGCGTAGAAAGATGGCTAACATCTTAAAGGCAGTTATTAGAAAAGAGGGACTAGTAGATACAGGTACTCTAGTAGAATCAGTAAGGATTAATGCAGAGATTACTGATAAGTCAAATCTTAGGATACAAATACTAGCAGCTTATTACTTTGGCTTTCTTAATAATGGTACTATTAGTATAGCACCTTATGACTTAGTCTATAAATTTAATGTAGCTTTATATGATGCAGATATCTACTCTATAATTTTTGCAGAGTATACAGAATACCTACTCAATACTTATCCTATCTTAGATGCTGTTAATATAGTAGAAAGAGGGCAGGATGTATTCTTTGATTTTCAGCCTTTATTTGGTGACTTTACAGGTACACTAGATTACTAGTCTAGATTAGTCTTCATTCCTATTATATTAAAGACTAATACTACAGGCATCTCTAAGATACTATTGAACTTACTAAGGTCATCATTACATAAAGACATTATGGTAGATTCCCATGCAAACTTTTGTCTCTCCTGTTCTTTCTTTTGTTCTTTAATCTCATCAGCATCTTCTAGTACCTCATCATCAGGTACTACATCTGACAAAAGATTACTATAAGTCTTAGTAATATTCTCTTTATACTTTATATACTCAGGGATAAGACCATAAAAATCAGTAATAGGATAATCTAAATACCAATCTAATCTATCTCTAGGGCTATAATTGTATGGCTCTATAATATCATCACCATAAACATTCTTAGATGTTCTCCTGTACAGCAAAGCTAAGATATGGCAAAAGTGATCTATATAGTTATTAGAGAAATAATGCTCTAAGTCTATAAACTCTCCTAGAGTTATTTTAGTAAAAGGCTTAAGTACATAATCATCTATCTTATTTTTATATTTTCTAGATGGCTCTGACTCTACCCATTTAATCTCTTTAATAATTTCTGAAAGCTCATCTATTTGCATCTCATCAAAATAAGATACATCCTCATCAGTTAATATACAAAGTACATCTACATGATAATCAAAGATGCTATCTTCTCTATTCAGCCTCCTGATCTCCAGGAACTGATCTAATGATATCTGATTCCAATTCTTTTGTATCCTGAGATTGTGCATGGTTAGTAATTTTTTCTGTTACAAAGGTAAGGTAAGGGATAGCGATATCTGCTTTAAGTTTACTAAATAATTTAGCTTTGTGCTTAAGATGTGCAGGATCATAATGCTCAGTATTTGATAGGTCAGTTCTTTTAAACATCAGAGCCATAATGTCAGATACATAATATTTATTATCTTTCTTAACTATTTTTTCAACAATCCTAGAATCTTTTACTGATAGCTTCATCTCAGCCTTATAAATATACCCCTCTATCTCTATCTCTTCTATAGGATCTTTTTTTGTGTAGCTGTTTTGATTAAACTCTTTAACATTAGCTAAGAATACATCAAAGTCTACATCCATTTCATCTTCTGTAATGCCTAAGTACTCAAAGACTTTACAATGTTTTTCTAGAGTATCATACTCTTCATTGTTGTGGATAGCAGATATTTTTTCAAACTGCTCTAGGGTAAGCTCATCCATTTTACATGGGATTTCTTTGCCAAATAATTCTATCATAGTTTCTAATTTTTGAACAAATATAAAAAAAATATAATATAGTTATGACAAAAGATATACCAATCTATAAAATTACTATAGATCCTGAGTATTCAGATGGTGAAGAGTTAGGTATAGAGCAGATTGCTTTTACCTCTACTCCTGCTATTGTTACTAAAGGGATGGCATTTAGTGAGAACAAAAAATTGTTTTTCTCAGATGACTTGAAGTATAGAGTAGTAGCTCCTGCCATGATTCCTATGGAGATATATAGGAATGATGAGAATGATGAGGAGTACTATGTACAATTTACAGCTGAGACTATTGAGCAGATTCATTCTAAGTTTATGCAAGACCTTACTAATAGGAATGTATTTAACCTAGAGCATGATACTGATAAGACTGTACCTGCTTATGTACTTGAGGCATGGATAGTAGAAGATCCTAAGAAAGATAAAGCCTATTCTAGCTATGGTATTGAAGTACCTAAAGGCACATTAATGGTAACAGCTCAGGTAACTGATAAAGATTACTATAATGAGCTAGTAAAGAATGAGCAGATAGGTTTCTCAATAGAGGGATTCTTAGGCTTAAAATTAAGTAATCAATTAAATAATAAATATAGTATGAAGTTACCTGATGGAGAACATCTAATCGAGGGTAAGATCTATGTCGTAGTAGACGGTGAGATTATCGAGATAAAAGATGCACCTGTTGTTGAAGAAGAAGCAATGACAGAAGAGATTGCACTAGAGACAGTAGTAGAAGAGGAAGTAGTTACAGAGACACCTGCCACAGAAGAGATGGCTATTGATCCTGCTGCTGATGCTGAAGCTATACTAGCTATAGTACAACCTGTAATTGATGAGCAAATCAATGCTATTATAGCAATGATAGCTGATTTAAGAAATCACATGGAGGAAGTAATGTCTGAAGGTGAGGAAGTAGTGGAAGTAGAAGCTACTAAACTATCACAGCATGATAAGTTCAGTATGGTAAGTAAATTTTTAAACAATAATAACTAAATAAAAAACAAAAAAAATGAGTAGAAAATTAAGATTCAACTTGGACATTGATGCATCTGCATTATTACAAGCAAACAGTGAGGCATTTTATAGCCGAGCTTATTTAAACGAGGAAGTAGTAGACAACTACCGTACTTTACCAGGTGTCAAATATAAGACTAAAATTTCTAATGTGGTCTTTGGACAGGTATTGCAGGCAGACAACTGTGGATGGAATGCTAGTACTGATGACCTTGCATCTGTTGAGATTGATGTATGTTCTTTAAGTGCAATGGCTCAAATTTGTCAGTTTGACTTAGAGCAGTCTTTTGTATCATTACAAATGACTAAAGGATCTAATGGTGATTTTACTGTTGCATCTTTTATGGATTACTATTGGAATGAGATGTCTAAGACTATTGCTGAGAATGTAGAGAAATTGCGTTGGTCAGGTGATACTGATTCAGGTACTGCTGCACTAGCTTTATGTGATGGATATAAGAAGTCTTTAGAAGATGATTCAGCTAATGTAATTGAAATTACATCTCCTGTAGCTATCACACCATCTAATGTACTTGCTAAATTAGCTTTAGTATATGCTGCAATTCCTGCTGCTGTTATTGCTAACCAAGAGGAGTTAAGATTGTATGTATCTTCTGCTGTAGCTACATCTTATCGTGCTGCTGTTGCTGCATCAAACACTCAAGCTAACTTAACACAAGCTCTAGACTTTACTTACTTAGGAATAAAGATGGTACTTTGTCCTGGAATGCTTGGTCTATCTACAATCGTAGCTTCACCTCGAAATAACTTTATCTATGCTTTTGATGCAGAGGGAGATGGTAAAGCATTACGAGCTATCAATTTAGCTGATACTATTGCTGAGCCTGTAATCAGAACTCGTGCAAATATGAAAGTAGGGTTTACTCATGTTAATGGTAATGAGATTGTATTCTACAACTCTGCTACATAATTAACTAATTTATAAATCTAAGGGAGTGATGAGCTCCCTTTACTTAAAACATATACAATGAGCTGTGAAGCATTAATTTCAATCGAGAAGCCGTGTGATTCAAACACCGGAGGAATAAGAACAGTATGGATCTGCCAACAAGAAAATGTAACTGCTGCTACAGTATCAGGAGGAGCTTGGACAGTATCTACATTGACATTAACAGCTAATGCTAATGTCTATGCAATCAATAGAA